AACAGAACTACCAGCAATGTTAGAACCACCTAAGGCTCCATTATTAATTAGCACGCTTCCTGGTATAGCACCTGAAGTATTGGCTGTTGTTGTTCCACTGGCAGTAAAAAAATATGGGCTTGAGCCAACATTTACCCAAGTATTGTTTGTTGCATTGTTATTGGTGTAACCTCCACCGCCACCACCTGCAGCAACTATTGAACCATATACACTAGGATTACCTTGTCCGCCTGGTCCACCACCAACAGGAGTGCCACCAGCGCCAATAAAAGCATACTTAGATGGAACAGTCCAGCCGTAAGAAACTCCTCCTCCACCACCGCCTCCACCGCCGTTGCGGTCTAAAGTTTGTCCTGCACCACCAGCACCGCCACCGCCAATTACGATGGCAAATACGCGAGTTACATCTGCTGGGATTGATACTGCTTGCGAGGAAGTAATGCTATGTTTTAGAGTTAAAGTTGAATTTGCTGTCCTTACATCATTGGTAGTGATTCCAGAAGATGCAGGAACTTGTGCGATACCCATATTACGCTACCTCCACGCCTGAGATATGAAAGTTAACTGCTGTGTTAGATGCGCCACCAGTAATTGTCTGAGTCGCTGTTAGTACCTGCTTGCAGTCAATGTAGATTGTTGTATTGGCTGCGATAGCAGTTGTAGTGTGAAGTGCTGTTCCATTCAAGCCAAGCGTAAATGTGTATGCGCTTGCACCAGTATTGGTAACTGCGATGTTAGATACAATCGTAGTTGTTGCTGATGGAACTGTGTATAGGGTTGTTCCTACTGTTGTTGTTGCTGCCCCTCTAAAGAGGGCTTTGCTTGTTGTAGCCATTATTTACTACCTTTCCTTAGATTGCGCCCATTATGAGTAGCGTTAGTTCATCTGCTACGCTGCCTGGACCGTTGAGTACTACATCGGTTAGACCTGAAATTGTTGTGATAGTTACACCAGAGGTAACGACTGTTGTTCCTAGTGTTGGTGCTGAGTAGCCAGATACGGCTGCCCAAGTAACTCCAAGGGCTGCAGTAGATGATGCCTGCAAGAAGTATCCATCTGTGCCTACTGCTAGTTTGCCAGGGGTATCTGCGCTGCTTGCCACAATCAAATCACCCTTGGCATCTAGGATGGTATTAGGAATTGCGGTAGCAATATCAAACGCTGTAAAGGTAATGATTTCCATTACATCGCCTGCAGATAGGGCAGGGCTTAGTCCTGTAATGCTTGTGCCGTTAGTTGCTGTGTAGTCCTGTGAGCGTACTAGCAATACACCGTTTAGATATACTTGCTCTTTGCCAGGAAGGTATGACAGCGTTACGCCATTATCATCTGGACCTGACTCAGAAGTTTCTCCGCCTGCTGCTGTGTAGCGATAGCGGAAGATTTCTGCAGTTGAGGAAATACCTCCCCAAGAACTGCCCTTCCAAACATACATAGCATTATCTACTGTGTTCCAGTAGAGGGCACCTGTAATAAGTGGGTTGCCGTCATTGTCCACTGTTGGTGGAGTTGACTTGGCACCAAGGTATCTGTCATCAAATTCATCGTATGAGGCAGCAGCACTGCTTGCAGATGTGGCAGCAGATGCAGCGCTTGTCGCTGCAGCAGATGCGGATGCAGCAGCAGCCGATGTTGCAGCAGCAGCAGATGCTGCGGATGTGGCTGCAGAGTTAGCACTGGTTAGCGCGTTAGCCTCAGAAGTGGCAGCAGCAGTTGCAGAGTTGGCTGCACTTGTTGCCGAAGTTGCAGCATTAGCCTCTGAAGTTGCGGCAGCAGCAGCACTTGCTGCAGCAGCAGAAGTAGCGGCAGCAGCACTCGCTGCGCTCGTTGCTGCAGCAGTAGCGCTTGCAGCAGCACTGGTTGCGCTTGTAGCAGCAGCAGTGGCTGAGGCAGCAGCCGAAGTAGCAGAGGTAGCAGCAGCAGTCTGAGAAGCAGCAGCAGCGTTAGCAGAGTTATGAGCATCTGTTGAAGATGATGCAGCAGCCGTAGCAGAAGCAGCAGCGCTAGTAGCAGATGTTGCTGCAGCCGTGGCTGAGTTTGCTGCCGATGTAGCACTGGTTGCTGCAGCAGTTGCTGAAGCCGATGCTGCGCTGGCAGAGCCAGATGCTGCAGAGGCGCTTGCTGCAGCGCTTGTAGCGCTGGTAGCAGCAGCCGTTGCACTGGCTGCAGCAGAGGCAGCAGAGGTTGATGCTGCTTGCGCTGAACCAAGGATGCTGTCTACATAAATTTTTGGCGTTGCTGAAGAATCAACCATGCTTGCGCTGGATAGACCAGTGATGACTGGTGAGCCAGAGATGGTTGGGCTTACGAAGGTAGCACCAGAGGCAGTGAAAGAACCTGTCAGTGTGCTTGACACAATCGTAGAAGCAGTAACCGTTGAACTTGTTACAGTTGCTGATGTAAAGGTACCGCCAGTAAATGTTGCGTTAGTTGCAGTAAATGCGCCAGTAACTGTACCGCTTGAGTAAACCTTATTAGTAAGGGTCTGAGCCTTTGTTGTACCAACAACTGCTCCATCGCCTGCAGCAATACCATGAACATGTGTCTGATTGGCAGCAACAAGGATAGCCTCATCAATATCGTAACCACGGGCTGCAATGTGGTTCTGTGACTCACGGAAGTCACGACCTGATACACCGTGGCGAACAACAGCACCTGCAGAATGTTGTACACCTTGGGTGCCATCAACACCACGAGTCACAACAAGTGTTGTGCTTGAGCCTGATGTTACGGTTAAGACTTCTTCCTTAGAAGTGTCTGGGTCAATGATGAGCGTATATGGATACGAAGTTGGAAACCCGCTTACAGATTCAACGATGAAGGAACTGTTAGATGAACCCTGTGCCTGTGCGGGGATAGATGATTGAAGCGAGGTTTCTACTGCTATTGAGGAGAAGTACCGCGCTGGTGAGCCTGGGTCGCCTGCTGCCATTTTCTACCTTATCTCTGATAGTGCGAACGGATTGGATGTTGACGGCGTTGGTTATTCGCCACTTCATTTAAACGCTGTGGTCGCACGCCATCTAAGATGTCTGCTGCTGCAGACTGAGGACCAAGGCGTGAAGGGTCCAAGAACGAAACCATACGGAAGGCTGCGCCGTAGATGACCACATCTTCCGAGTATGAAGGCAAACCTGTAACTGTTGCATACTCTTGGTTATCGCTAGTAAGTAGTGTTGGGCGCTTGCTGTAGGAAACATGTACTGTTTGTCCAGGTACAATTTCTGAATAGATAGACAGGCTTTTTGCAGTAGAGAAAGCATCTGAATCTGCGACTCTATCTAATTGCCATGCACGAGCAGGGAACCACTCTTTGGATGGACCAATAGTAGAGTAGGTTACTGACAAGACATTTTGCACTTCTGCTGGAATCTGGTAAGAGTATTGCGCTGCCACATAATCAAAGTCGTAGGTACCTAGGGCAAATACACTTGGGTACATAGAATCAATAGTGTTGTTGATAGCGTTCTTAATCTCTTGGCGTGGGAACAATGGAGCCATTGTTACCTTAGCATTAGCAGAGTGAGCAGCAGCAGTAGTTCCACGCTGCGCTCTGCCCCATGGTGCTAGTAGTAAAAGGTTTCCAACATTGTCTGTTGAGTTGACGAATACAATTTCGTCATCAATCTGTACATAACCACGACCAATAACAGAAGCATCATAAACAGTCAACGATGTGCTTGTGCTAGTTGCGCTAGTTGTAAGCCATGTTGCAGCCTCTGTATTCTCTGTGTAGCCATGTAGCACAGCCTCAACACGGTCTGCTAGTTGAGCAAATGTACTCATAGGTTAATGCTCCTTAGTGCTACTACGGCTGATAGCCCAGAGGTACCAGCAAGTTCATTGCAGATGGCGTTTAAACCTTTGTAGTCATTTGGCTGGCGAGTAGAACTAGCCTTGTAATTCAGGGCAGCAATAAGTCCTTTGCCAGTAGTTCCAGCCCATGCGTTTGCAGCACCCTGTGGTGCTTCATAAGCCGTATAAACGGGGTATGTACCGCCATTGGCTAGACGGTTAAGTTCACCCGTAAGGGTACTTCCTGCTACTCCTGTTGCCATTACTTGCCTTTCTTCTTAGCCTTGCGAGCCACTGCTGCGTTATCTACTAGGTTCGGATACTTCCGACCCGCAGCCTTTGCACGAGCCTTGGCTGCAGCCTTCTGTGCAGAAGTCAGTTTTGTAGATGTACGCTTTGGATTCTTCTTGTCCCAAAATGCTTTACCTTTCACCATTTCACCTTATTCGCCCAATACGCCGCACTCATCTTGCCTTTGGCAATGTTCTTTGCATGGCGTGCTTTAAATGATGCTTGGCGCTTCGTAGGTTGTCTATCACCTGTAACGCCCTGCTGACCAAAACGAATGGTCTTGACTTGGCTGCCTTCTTTGGCAACCACAACATGTGACTTAGTTGGGTGGCTTGGCGTGCGCTTTGGTTTGTTAAAACCAGCAACGCCAGCCCGCGCTAGGCGCGGGTCGCGCTTACTTCTTTTTTCCGCCACGCTTTGCAGCCTTCTTCTTAGCCATTCCTGCTTCGCTCATTGCGATAGCAACGGCTTGCTTCTTAGACTTAACAACGGGTCCACCCTTACCTGAGTGAAGGGTTCCACGCTTGTATTCGCCCATGACCTTTTCAACTTTTTTTGCTGCTGCTTTTTTCTTCATTAGTCGTAATCCTCCATGTCGTTTTCTTCCATCTTAGACATAGGGGTTTCGCCAATACGAATGATTGGCTTGTTGTAAATTGCTACATTAGGAGCCTTTGGCAGTTCTGTAGGGGTTCTTCCGCCAACACCGTAAGGTGTAACAGTTCCGAAGCAGTTGCACTCAACGCACATTATTCTTCCTCATCTTCTTCAATGTCCTCATATTCTTCAATGTTGGGTGAGGGCGTTCCCCATAGCGGCTCTGGGATAATTGGATTACTCATCGTCATCATCCTCCAGCAATCGCTTAATCTCATCCTCAGTTGGTGAGCCATACGACACCCAACTTGGATAAGAATCTTTTTCCATAACAAAAGCCAGCGCTAAATCAGACTTAAATCCTGACTTAAGCAGGGCGTTGTAATACTCGTTGAGCCAGATACAGTACATTTCTAGTTCTGTGTACGACTCATCCTTGACTGTGCGCACACGCTTTACTGGTTGTACTTTCTTACGCGGTGGTTTGCGAGCAGCCATGGTTCCTCCTATGCCCCGTATGCCTTACCCGTTTCGTTTGAAATCTTTACTGCCTCTTGAATCTTCTTCATGCTGGTTCCTGCGGGCTGTATGCCCTGAGCGCGGGCATCTCTGTATGCCTGCAATTCTTTATCCCACTTCTTGCTAGATACGCTGAGGTTAGAGTTGGCTTCTCCTGTATTCATAACA